GCCTGTTCCCCTCCGCTACTACGCTGCACACACAGGGCGTTGGGGCGGCACCGACTCCATCAACATTCAAAACTTCCCGCGCAAATCCCCCATCAAGTCGGCAATCATAGCCCCTCCCGATTACTTCATCGTTGACGCCGACTCCTCCCAAATCGAAGCACGGACTATCGCATGGCTGGCTGGACAAGATGATCTGGTCGAAGCTTTCGCTAAAGGCGAAGATGTATACAGGATAATGGCGTCAGCGATATATGGAAAACCTGTATCTCAGATCACGGGTAACGAACGCTTTGTTGGGAAGACGACAATCCTTGGCGCGGGCTACGGCATGGGAGCCGCTAAATTCAAGGCACAGTTGATGACCTTCGGTGTTGATCTGGCGCTGGAGGAGTGCGAACGCATCATCAACGTCTATCGCGAAACATACCCCAAGATTCCGGCGTTGTGGCGGCAGGCGCAAGACGCACTGCATGCCATGTCCATAGACCGCACAGCACCGCTAGGTAGGGAGGGGGTGTTAGACGTTGTAGGTAAGAAAGGAATCAGACTGCCAAACGGTATGTATTTGAAATACCCACACCTGTGCAAAGCCGCTAAAGAGGACGGCAAAACCGAATACGTCTACGATACTAAGCAGGGGAAAGGCTGGATAAAAACGAAAATATACGGCGGGAAACTCATTGAAAACGTCTGTCAGGCACTAGCTAGGATTGCTATCGGTGAACAGCTAATCTTGGTTGCCAAGAAATACCCAGTAGTGATGACCGTGCATGATGCCGTAGCATGTCTGATAAGGAAGAATGATGTCCTAGAAGGTATGCAGTATGTGGATTCGTGCATGAAATGCACACCTGATTGGGCTGGGGGGTTGCCACTGACATGCGAGATAGGGTATGGTGTAAGCTACGCCGTAGCGGGTAACAAGAAGAGTATTGATAAGTGGATACAGGATTTACAATGACAAAACCCCTTTTTACGTGGTCTTACAGTAGCCTTTCGCTGTTCCAGCAATGCCCCAAAAAATACTACCACCTGCGGGTAAAGAAAGACATTGTTGAGCCTAAATCCGAGCAGATGCTGTATGGCACCATCGCTCACAAAGCCGCTGAGGATTACATACGTGACGGCACCGAGCTAGACCCTCAATTCAAATACATGCAACCTACGCTAGACGCCTTAAGAAACAGAGAGGGCGAAAAGCTATGTGAGTATAGGTTGGGGCTGACCGAGGCATTGGAACCCTGCGAATTCTTTGCCCCTAACGTCTGGTGGCGCGGCATTGCCGACTTGATGATCATGGAAGGTGAAGATACCGCACGGGTTGTGGACTACAAGACAGGCAAGAGCCAGTATGCGGATACTAAACAACTTGAAATCTTGGCACTCGCCATCTTCAAACACTTCCCGCATATCAAAACAATAAAAACCGGGCTTGTGTTTATCGTTCACCCTGCATTCATCCAAGCCGAATTCACCAAAGAAAAAGAAGAAGAACTGTGGACTTACTGGAAAGCCGAGACTAACCGGCTTGCCGGATGCTACAAGAACGAGGTATGGAACCCCGCAAAAAACTTCACCTGCAAAGCATGGTGCCCTGTAGTTGACTGCGCACATAATGGAAAAAATAGATAAAACCCTTATGGAATGTTCAAACTTGAATATTACTACAGAAAAAGACGCCGCCGAGACGTTAAAGAGGGTTTTTACACTGCAAGATTGGGAGTTTAAAGAGCAATACGAAACAAAAAACAACAAGCTGATTGATTTTGTAGTTAAAGCTCGTTATGCGGACGGGTATATATTTTTCGGTGTTGAATGCAAGCGCCGCTTAACTGACACAATTTCAGCTAATGAATTGGCGGATTATTTGGAGCAAGCCTCTGCGTATTCGCGTGATTTAAATATGCCGGTATTTATTGGCCCCGTAATGTCTTATAAGAGAGGCCATGACTTGTGTTGTGGAGGAGACCGTTTTAGTTCTATTTCAGCCTTTAATATATTTGGTGGGCGGTTAAATGTTGGTATGCTTGTTTTTAATCCCTATATGTCTGCGTATCGGCGTAGTAGATGGTCAATGATAATGCGAGGCAACGAATTCTGGAATACCGAAAAAGGATTCAACTCTTCAAGGTTATATATGGTATCCTCTAAAGGTTCTAAACAAGAAAGAACCCCCTTAAAAATATGGAAAACGCAAAAGCGTAATAATTTACAGGAGTCTAATCATGCCCTACGTGAACAAACCCCGCCCGATGAAGCACGAATACCAACTGGAGAAGAAGCGCCCTCACGAACACGAGAAACGCATGGAGAGGCAACGCGCCCGACGTGCTATGGATAAGAAGGGTGTCGCCCGCAAGGGTAAAGATATTGACCATATCGTGCCGCTATCCAAAGGTGGTACCAACGCAGCAAGTAACCTGCGGCTACGCGCACCGAGTAAAAACCGTTCCTTCAGCCGCAACTCCGACCATACAGTGAAAAAGAATAAGCCCACAAAGTAATGGATATCATCGACAACAGGGCACTGCTGGTACGCACCAAGAACCCTGACCGGATTACCAACGCAATAGAAAAAAGCAAGATGGTCGGTAAGGAGTCGGAGGATGTGTACAGAGTGCTTGTGCATTGGGGACTACCCGAGGCAAGTAGGCTTGCCACCCTGATCAAAAATGTCCCCTCGCCAATTACCAAAGACTACGACTGGCCGGGGCTGCACAAACCGTTTGCGCACCAGATCACAACGGCTGAGTTTCTAAGCTTGCGGCATAAGGCTTTCTGCTTTTCAGAGCAAGGAACCGGCAAGACTGCATCGGCTATATGGGCAGCGGACTACCTGATGAAAAAAGGTTTGGTTCGCCGCGCTCTTATTATCTGCCCTCTATCCATCATGCGTTCGGCTTGGCAGGCTGACCTGTTTAAGTTTGCAGTGCATCGCACCTGTGACGTAGCTCACGGTAGCAGGGAAACCCGCATTGACGTGATAAGAAGCGACGCCGAATTCGTTATCGTCAACTACGACGGCGTAGAGATTGTCGCTGAAGAGTTAATTGCCGACGGCAGGTTTGATCTGGTTATCATTGACGAGGCATCTGGCTACAAGAATGCCCAAACGCGACGCTGGAAAGTCCTGAAAAAAGTCCTAGCTCCCGAAGTCCGCGTATGGATGATGACCGGAACCCCCGCCGCACAGTCCCCGCTTGATGCCTACGGCCTAGCCAAGATCGTAAACCCCAACGCTACACCGAAGTTCTACGGACAATACCGGGATATGGTAATGATGAAAGTAGGGCAGTTTCGGTGGATTGCCCGCCCGCAGGCAGAGAAAGTAGTTCATTCAATCCTGCAACCTGCCATCCGGTTTCTTAAGAAAGATTGCCTAGACCTCCCGCCCCTGACCTTCGTAGAACGTGAAGCTCCCCTGACGCCGCAACAACGCGGTTACTATAAATTACTTAAGGCCGCGATGTTGATCGAAGCCGACGGCGAGACGGTTACTGCCGTAAATGCAGCAGTCAACATGAACAAGCTGTTGCAAATATCTTGCGGCTCTGTCTACACGGACGACGGCAATGTAGTGGACTTCGACGTAAGTAACCGGTTGAATGTGGTTGAGGAGGTGATCAACGAATGTAGTAACAAGGTGCTGGTGTTTGTGCCGTTTACGCATACGATTGAATTGCTAAGTCAGCATCTGACCAAGGCGGGTATCACGTCAGAGGTTATCGACGGAAATGTATCCCTGAATAAACGCTCAGCAATCTTTGACAAGTTTCAGAAAACCCCAGACCCTAAGGTTCTGATCATTCAACCAAAGGCAGCGTCACACGGTTTGACCCTGACCGCCGCTGACACCATCATCTGGTACGCTCCGGTAACATCCGTAGAGACCTACCTGCAAGCAAACGCCCGCATCAACAGGCCGGGGCAGGTAAACCCGATGACAATAGTACACATTACGGGTAGCGAAGTAGAAGCTAAAATTTATAATATGCTTCGCAATAATATCGACGTTCATGGTAAGCTCGTTGACCTGTATCGCGCCACACTGACCGAATAATAAAAGGCTTGACAAAGCCAAGTTTCGACCCTATCATACGGGTGTAGCACTTTTCACAGGAGAAAAACATGGAAGCAGAAGCTAAGGAAGTTCCGTCGCCAACAGCCGACAAACTGGTGGAGATATATGTAAAAATCCGCGATACCAAGCGTGAGCTTGAGCGTGAAATGGAAACCAAAGTAGCAGCACTCGACGCCCAGTTAGATACCATAGAAGAAAAACTGCTGAGCATTTGCAAAGAACAAGGTGTCGATGGTCTTAAAACCGCAGCCGGTTCAGTGCGGCGTAGTATCAAATCAACATATTCAACTAACGATTGGGAATCTCTCTACGCGTTCATAAAGGAAAACGACGCGTTTCCGCTTTTGTATAAACGGATCAGTCAAGCCAACATGAAAACATTTCTGGAAGAGAACCCTGACAAACTCCCAATCGGTTTGAACGTGTCGCGTGAGTATTCAATCGTTGTAACCCGCAAGAAGAGCAGCATCTAATTTACCAAGAGGACATTATGACCACATCGCTT